GTCGGCTCAGACGCTATTAGCCTCGGCTTCTCCTGTGTTTTATTAACAGGAATCAGCCTAGCAGGTAGCGTTCGCAGGCTTCCCGTAACTCCAGCGGAATACCAATGTTCATACTCGAAAGTACGGACATTGGCACTCGCGTGGTAGTCACGAGGAAAAACTCTCTCGAGTTGCTGAGACCAAGTTGGAAAGACATACTTGTCCATTCCGCATTTTGAATCAGCCACTGCTCCAGGTCCATGGTTCCCAACGATGGTGTCAGGATTGAACTCGTGGAATCTCCGCACGATCTGATCACAAACTCTTTGTGTGAGTCGGACCAAACTACGCGGACATTCTGAGTCTGAGCCAAAAAGTTCGGGCTCACACTTGTCCAATACTGACGCGTCTTCGAGGCGGCTTGATGAGCCAAAGGGCTCACCAGAACGCCAAGAGTCAGACCCAAACCGCAAACTGCGGTCCAAGCTGAAAAACGCCTTACATTCATGGAAGATTTTCTCCTCTGAGCAAGGCACTTGTACCTTCTTATAGAGGAGGAGAACCTGACGAAGGGCTTTCACAGCCCCAATATCGGGATCACTCTTCCACACTCGACCATCGTGGTTGAACACCTTCTTGAAGGTGGAATGCATGAACTCAGGGAGGCCATCTCGGGTTTTACCCAAGATCGCTAACTCACTGATGTTCAGGTACCCTCGCGAAAGCGCATAGTCAATTGACTTAGCGCACTTTGGGAAGTCGATGAAGATTGACCTCTCTCCGCGTGTTTCAACCAATGATAGAATGCGATTTAAATCGCGTTCCGATTCATAGGGATCAACCTGCCCCCACATGTGTAAGTCCTTAAAAAGACTCACATATGAGAGGTAGATGTTGACACTGATCCTTTTCATAGCTGGCTCTTTCTGATGTTTGAGGCAGTTAATGATCAGGCGCAGTTCCACATACTACTAACTCTCTAGAAGCAAGTGCTTCTACATCAACATGCACTAATCAAGTGCA